CTTATCAGCGGAGACTTTAACAAAGGTGTTCCAATGGGTAAGGTAACCGTTTTTGCTGGTGAATCAGGTGCTGGAAAGAGTTATATTTGTTCAGGTAATATCATTCGTCATGCTCAAGAACAAGGCATTTATGTTGTTCTAGTTGACAGCGAAAATGCGTTAGATGAACAATGGTTGAAAGATCTAGGTGTTGATACACATGAGGACAAACTTCTTAAACTCAACATGGCCATGATCGACGATGTAGCTAAAACCATTTCGGAATTCATGAAAGAGTATAAGTTAATGCCCAGTGACGAACGTCCTAAGGTATTGTTTGTTATTGATTCACTCGGTATGTTGTTAACTCCGACTGATGTAAATCAGTTTGAAGCAGGTGAAATGAAAGGTGATATGGGTCGTAAGCCTAAAGCACTTACATCACTGGTTCGTAACTGTGTTAATATGTTTGGAAGTTATAATGTTGGAATGGTTTGTACGAATCACACATACGCTTCGCAAGATATGTTCGATCCAGACGATAAAATTTCTGGTGGACAGGGATTCATTTATGCATCTTCTATCGTGGTTGCCATGAAAAAACTTAAACTTAAGACAGATGCCGACGGTAATAAGGTTAGTGATGTTTTAGGCATTCGTTCAGCATGTAAAATCATGAAGACACGTTATGCTAAACCGTTTGAATCTGTTCAGGTTGAAATTCCGTATTCAACTGGCATGAGTCCTACATCCGGATTAGTTGACATGTTCGAGAAAATGGGTGTATTATCTAAAGTAGGAAACAAACTTGCGTATACAAGCAAGACTACTGGCGAAATTCTCGCAGAATTCCGTAAAAATTGGACTGAAGAAAAACTTCAAATCATTATGGATGAGTGGGATAGTACACAGGTATTGACTACACCACAAACTGAAACCGAATCAGAGGAAGCATAATGGAAGAAGATCTAATTATTGAAGTATGGGACATTTTTAAAGAATACGTTCCTGAAAAAAATCGAGAAACTGCGGCTAATCATTACGTTGATTTCTTGTTAGGCAAAGATGTTGAAACATCAACCCTTCAAAGCCTAATGGGATATGATGTACATCTAGATCAAGCAATTGAACTTGTTGTAGGTGATGAAGAAGTTGAAGAAATCGACGAAGATGATTGGGACTCTTATGAAGATGAGGACTGAAAATGTCCTGGTATTCAAAAATCAGCAAAGATATTGCTCATCTTCCGAGTAGTATAGATTATTTTTACAATGAATTAGACGAAGCAAGGAAAGAGGTTAAGGTCCACGGAAATGTTGAAAAACAATCCTCGACCTTACCTGGTATTGTTGAACAAAGATTCAATCAACTTCAAGAAATTGAAGCAATTTTAGAATATCTTAACATCGAGTTAAGAAGAATTAAATCAAAAGCATTCAAGAAATATTTAGAAAACTATCCACGTGCTTTGAGTAGTCGTGATTGTGAAAAATATTCCGAAGGAGAAGCAGACGTAGTTGATATGGAAAAAATTATCAACGAATTTGCTATGTTGCGTAACCAATGGCTTGGCATTATCAAGGCTTTAGATATTAAACAATGGCAATTGAGTAATATTATTAAGTTAAGAACTGCCGGTCTCGAAGACATTACATTATAACAATGAAATACATTGAAGATCTTGTTTCTTATTTGGATCAAAATAATCAAATTGGCATAACTCTCTGGGATGCCGGAGTTCTTGCGAGTTTTTGTACTCAAATTTCCAACGGTAACGGGTTTACAGAAAAACAAGTTCAGCTAGCTGTAAAAATTATAAAAAAATATAAGTTAAAAATTGTAAATTTTTCTACTCCTGCCGAAATCGAACATTTAATTAATTCTCCAGTTTGTAGAATTCCTGTAAGATTCATTTCTCAGGCTATGTACAAGATTTCTATAGTCGAAGATTCAACATATGGAAAAATGATTAAGGCAGAATTTCCTTATCATCAAAGTTTTGTTGACATTATTAGAAAAAATCGACACGAGCTCGGCCATGCGGTATGGGATAAAGATCAAAAAGCATGGATGTTTAATTTAAGTGAACATAACATTCGATTTTTAAGAGATTTATTCAAAGAACATAAAACTGCTATAGATGATGAATTTTTAAATCTATCATCTCAAATAGATTCTATTGTAGAAAAAATGGAAAATTATGTTCCTATGTTGGTTTTAGAAAACGGAATGCCAGCATATAAGAATGTCCCTCCTCAGGTCCCTACATTGACCTCAAATACTATAATTCCTGCTCTTTTTGAAGCAAGGAATTATGGTATTACAACCTGTGATGATAATATTAATTCTTTAATCAATGCCGAAGAACTAAATTCAGTAACATCAACTTTTCTAAATACTCCTACTACGGATGAATTAGTAGTCGATAGTAAAGAACACACTATTGATTGCTTAAAAACCATTGTTAAGCATACTCAACCCTGTTTGATTATTATTCCAACAGGTAGTGAATTTGAAAAACTAAAATTAGTTTATGAATTTTTAATGAGAGAAGGTTATGCTCCCGAGACAATCAGCGTTATGTTTAGAATGCCTTCTTCGACACACAAACATTTCAATGATTTTGTACGAGATAATAGACTAAACAACCCTGTTTCTGAAAAAACTAAATTTGTTTTTATATGTACAAAGATTCCTAAACCTTTAGTACACTTAAAACTAAAATTTAATTGCCTTATTAATTTGGGATATTTAAATGTTCATTATTCTATTAAAGAGTATATGAAAAATTGTCAAAATATTGTATACTATAACGATACAAAGCCACCTAGCAAATCAATCTATGTCAACCTGTAAAGTTATTATTAAAGACGAAGTTAACGTTAAGATAGAAAATCTTGACCTTGACACACGTAAGGCTTTGGTTAAAAAATTCAAGTTTGAAGATCCTACTGCAAGGTACCGTCCTGCTTATAAATTAGGTCGTTGGGACGGTACTGTTAGTTTTTTTGGCCTTGGTGGAACAACATATCTTTCAATGCTTCCACAGGTTTTAGAATTTCTCGAGAATAGAAATTATTACATCGAACTTGAAGATTTTAGGAATACAACTAACCTACAATTTGACCAAATTTCTGAGGATTTTTGGGGTGAAAAAACATGGCCAGAAGGTCATAGATTTGCCGGAGAAGAAATTAGATTACGTGACGACCAAGTTGAAGTCATTAATAAATTTTTAGAAAACCCTCAGTGTATTCAAGAAATTGCCACTGGATTTGGTAAAACAATTACAACCGCAACATTGGCGAAAATTTGTGAAAAATATGGAAGAACAGTTACTATTGTACCGAACAAATCACTTGTTGAACAGACCGAAGAAGATTTTATTAACTGCGGCCTTGATGTCGGAGTTTATTACGGCGACAGAAAGGATCTTGATAAAACACATACTATCTGTACTTGGCAAAGTTTGAATATTCTTGACAAAAAATCTAAAGAAATTAGTGATAAAGAATTACTAACTTTGGCAGAACTATTAGAAGGTGTAAATTGTGTCATGGTTGATGAGGTTCATATGGCCAAGGCAGAGGTGTTAAAAAATCTTCTAACTAGAAATTTATCCAATGCTCCTATTCGTTGGGGTTTAACAGGAACTGTGCCTAAAGCAGATCACGAATTTCAAAGTCTAAGAGCAAGTTTAGGTGAAGTTGTACATAGGGTAAAGGCACATGAGTTACAAGAAAAAGGAATTCTTAGTAATTGTCACGTGAACATTATTCAAACTGCTGAATGGAAAGAGTTTAATGGATATCCAGAAGAGTTAAAATATCTAGTTACCGATAAAGACCGTATGTCTTACATTGCTAACTTAATTAATTCTATTGCAGAAAGTGGAAATACTCTAGTACTAGTTGATAGAATTGAAAGTGGTGATTTCTTAAAAGAAAATTTAAATGACAGTGTGTTTATTTCAGGTAAGGTAAAGACCAAAGATAGAAAAGAAGAATACGATGAAGTTAAAACAGTTGATAACAAGATTATTGTGGCGACTTACGGTGTGGCCGCTGTGGGTATTAATGTCCCTCGTATTTTTAATTTGGTTATGTTGGAACCCGGAAAGAGCTTTACAAGAGTTATACAAAGCATTGGGCGCGGCATTAGAAAAGCAGAGGACAAGGACTTTGTACAAATCTGGGATTTCACTGCGTCTACAAAATATGCGAAACGGCACCTCACTGAAAGGAAGAAGTTTTATAAAGAAGCGAAATATCCATTCACAATCGAAAAGGTAAAATACATATGATGTTCTTTTTTAAAAGAAAGAAAATAATTTTAGAAGCGTATGCTCCTACCGGAGACTTAATCGATTATTTTCCCCTAGTTCGTACTAATGAATGTACACCGGAATGGTTTCAAAATTTACCCAAAGGGAAACACAACGTTCGAAATTGTATGGGTATAAAAGATCTCTGGAGCGAAGGATTTATGATCCCAGCATGGGCAGACCACCATATTAGTGTATATCCAGATAATACATATAATGTCCAGGCATCTCATGATCAAAAATCTCCAGCTTCTAATCATAATTTAGAAAGAGAAGCAACTGGCGCTTGGCCTGATTATATTAATATTAAGTTACACAACCCTTGGTTTATGTGGTGTGACAAACCTATAAAATGGTTAATAACACAGCCAGTTTGGCACCAGAGTCATCCTACTGATTTTATTATCACTCCAGGTGTATTAGAGTTTCGTCATAATCATCAAATGTTACTTAATACATTGTTTAAAAAGACTAACACCCCGTACTTAACAAAAATTAAGGCAGGAGATAGTTTAGCACAAGTAATTCCTATCACAGACGAACCTTTTGAATTAGAATTAAAAGTAATGACAAATGACGCTTGGGTAGAAAAATTTTCTAAATGGAATCATAGTTTTGAATTTGGCTACCAAAAAATTAGAAAAAAGTTCGAAAATAAAAATTAAAAGGTAAACATGCAAATTTTAACATTAGAAGATAAAACATTCTTCCTAAACGAATTACCAGATGAGATCGATGACGACTTACGTTTCTCTGTCTTAGATAATAGTGACAGTAGTAACCCTGATCATTTTTTTATTCCTTTGATATTTTTAGAAAGTTTTACAGGCCCTGCTGTAGTTCTTAAAATAGGTCCACACGAACTTACAATGCCTTTGGATTGGTGTACAATCGTAGGAGATCCAGAAGGGCCTGCTATGGAAGTACTTCCGTTAACAAGTCTTAATGATCGAGGATTTAAAACATTTTGTTTTAACCCATTAAGCGGTTTTAGGCCTAGTTTTTTAGATATTGATATCATTGATGTTTATCAGGATGTTAAGTGGTACTTTCCTAAAATGCGCCCGGGTCAACTATTATGTACTCCATTACACAGCGGTTCTAAACCCACCTGTGCTTATTTTGTTAAAGAAGTTAGTCGTCAAAGTGAATTAGTTGATTATACAAAGTGCTGGTAAACCGTTTATGAACAAGCATATCTATGAAAGTCCTGATAAAGGTAATACAATATATCAAAGACTACCTGGCACATCAGAACGAGATCTATATGATACTAGAACACCTGACGGTCGTCCATTACACGAACATTTAAAAGAAGCAGACTTATGGGGTAAAATACGTAGGGCCGCTGAAACCAATCCCACTTTACACGAAGCATTGGAACGTGCTAAAATAATATATCACCTTAGCAAGGAATAATATGAGTACCGAAGACGATAAATTCAAACACAGCAAACGTCTACAAAAGAATGAAAATGCTGTAAGTAAACAAGTTAAAATTGCCAAACAACACGGCATGTCTAATCAAGATAAATCGGTTAAAGAACCACACCGTTTAGAAAAACATCATGCTATGGATTGCGGTAATCCAGATTGTTTTCTTTGTGGCAATCCACGTAAAACACACAAAGACAAACTTACAACACAAGAGAAAAGAATTTTTCAAGATGCTGACACACCAAATGATCGTCACAGTAACGGATTAACTCCAAAGGACGAAAATGGGTCTTGATATCAAACGTGAGCTATCGGCAGTTGATAGTAGAAACTATGATTTCTACGATAATCTTACAGACGAAGAAAAGAAAGAATTTAGTCCTTATATTCTAATGCGTTATGTATCGAATGTACAAGGCGGTACTGATTTACAAGAATGGTTTCTTGAAAGAACTAATGATTATGTGAACAAAAATCACTGGGCATTAAGTAAAAATCATAAGGCATTATTATGGAAACTATTTGCTTGTTGTGGTGCGTTAGAAAAAGCATATCATCCATACCTTGCTGCAGGTAAAAAAGAAAAAGCAAATAAGATTGAAAAGTTGTTAGCAGAATTGTATCCGGCAATGAAGATGAATGAAATTAAAATGCTAGCATCTATGATGGATAAAAAAGATAAAGACGAATTATTTGATAAGATGGGATTTGATAAAAAGCAAAGGAAAGAATATGAATGAAAGAATTCAAGAACTTGCTGAACAAGCTAAATTAAGCATACCTGTAAATGAATTAACTGTCCCCGAATGGATTGAAAAATACAATCAAGCATTTGCCGAGTTGTTGTTAAAAGATTGTATCAATATATGTATCAATGGTAATGCTACACAAATGACGTCCAACGGCGCCGCTGAAAGTATTAAATTACATTTTGGAATTAAATGATTTTATTAGCCTCTCAACCTTATAATTGCGTACATTGTGGTAAGAGTTTCATGAAAGATAAAACTCTAGTTGCCCACATGTGCGAACGTAAGCGTCGGGCTTTACAAAAAGATGAGAAACGAGTACAGGCAGGATTTATGGCCTTTAATCGTTTTTGGCAATTAGCGCAAGGTGGCAAAAAACTTAAAACGTATGATGAATTTTGTGATACAAGTTATTACAATGCGTTTGTTAAATTTGGCAGTTTCTTAAACAATGTTAATCCTATATACCCAGATAAATTTATTGACTGGGTTATTAAGAGTGGAGTTAAATTAGATCATTGGTGCCGTGACGAACTGTATGAAAAATATTTGTTTGAAATGTTAAAAATTGAACCAGTAGAATCAGCAGTTCAACGTTCACTTCAAACCATGATGGAATGGGGAGACGAACATAAAGCAGAGTTTGCTCATTACTTTTTGTATGTGAGTCTCAACAAGGCAGTACATGATATATTGTAT